TCGGTCGCAAGTGCTATTACTGGATATGGAGAGCACCAGCCAAACCGCGTAGTTATTGGCGGCTCTTCTCCAACAGAGATCTCCGGTGCTGTTACAATGACTTACGACGGCACTTACTTGGCTGTAACGGGCAATATCTCTGCCTCTGCTAATATTTCTGGTTCTGGCTTTTATGGCGATGGACACGAACTAACAAACATCGGCCCCTCCAGTTTGAAACTCGGAAATGGATTGAGAGATCTGGCTGATAACTTGGAAATAAATTTTGATACGGATCCGGGCTTACAAGTCAATAACGGACTAAAAATCAATATAGATCCTCTTACATCAAAAGGTACAGGCGACCTTGCTCCCACTAACCAGTTTCTTATCGATACAGGTTCCGGAAACAACGCCAGAACTTCTTTGAATAGTTTGACTTCATATTTCCAAAATGCTCTAACTTTCAGAAGTCCTGCTGGCTCAAACACACAAATCCAATATAACAACGCTGGCGCTTTCGGTGCCGATAGTAACCTCACGTTCAATAGTTCTACACAAACTTTCGCAACAACTTATATTTCAGCAACAAATGTAACTGCTTCCGGTCATGTGTCTGCTTCCGTATTTTTCGGAGATGGAAGCAACCTGTCTGGTATTGGAGGTTCCAGCACATCTATCAATGTCTTTACAGCCAGTTTCAATGTTCTCAACACCTATGATGTTGTTGGTATATCCACTTCCGGTTCAGTTGTTACTGCTTCTCTTCCCGGTGCTTCCAGTTTGTCTTCTGGGCAAAGGTTGGTTTTCAAAGACGTTGGTGGAAGCGGAAGCGTAAACGATCTTGTTATTGAGGCTTCTGGTTCAGAAACCATTGATGGCGCATCTACTCTAAAGATTACAAACAACTGGGGTGCTGCGACATTGGTTTCCGATGGTGTTGGTCAATATTTTATCATAGGAACTAACTGATGTCAGATTTATTTTTGAGAAATGGCGAATGGATTGTCGATGATGATATTGATCCAGCAGCAGTTTCGCTTCAACTTGTAGATTTGACAGATGGAAGTTGGACTTTAGAAGATCCTTCTGGGTTTATCGATCTTGTTACAGGCATCTCAATCGATGCCAATGGTCTTCACACAGTTCCTTTTAATGCTATTACACCCGGAAGTAATGACTATCGAAACTACAATGGGGCAAACTTCACGGGTCCTCGATGGTATCGCCCACTAACCATTAGTGGTGTGAGAGCAACTTCTGATGACGCCTTTATTGTTCATACTTATGTTGAACACGGGACTGTGGCTACCGGGTTTGACAGTATTGTAACACATGGTGTTTGTTCCGGACCAACCGACACAGTGATCAGTAGCATACAGATGATCGGTGGAGGATTTCGTAGAGCAAGCGGGAATCCTCTTTTTGTAGCCGGAAACTTTGCCGTATTGAACACAGTCGCCACCAGTGGAGATGATAACGGATTATATACGAGCGCAATGTTCGGAAGAGAAGGCCACCAAGGAATAACAGCAGTAAGAGATTCTGATGGTCGAGCGACAGTAACATCCAGAATCATCGGTCAGATAACTACTGGTCTTGATTTATATGAAGTTGTTGCTATTGGAACCAACTTAGACGGAACAACTATCCCTTCTGGTGCTCAAGAAAAGTTTTATTTCAAAACAAGAATACTGATTTTGAATCCATAACCACAAAAGTCGTACAGATTTTTTCGTTTAGTATTAGATAATACTATTTATTTTCGTAAAATAGGAGAATTTTATGCCCACTTTACTCGAACAGGCTATTATTGATGCCAAGACCCTTAGAGAAGCAGCGCTAAAGAACGCTGAAGATGCAGTTATCAACAAGTACTCTGATGAAGTACGCAAGACCCTAAACACTCTTTTGGAACAAGAAGAGGACATGGGACTTGATCTTGGCGGAGAAGATATGGGCTTGGAGGAGCCTGCTGCTGATGCTGGTGCTGGCGAAGTAGATGACGCTTTCGCCGGAGATATTGACGAAGTACCTTATGCAGCAGAAGACGATATGGGCGAACTTGACGGCAACAGCATGTTGCGTAACTCTCCTACTGCTGGCGAACCACAGACCATCAACCTCGACCTTGGCGCATTGGCCGAGCATGCTCGTCGTCTAAACGAGAGCATGGAAACAATCGAAGTCGAAGAAGAAGATGTCGAAGAACTTTCTGATGGCCTCGAAGACCTCGCTGACATGGTTAGACGACTACTCAGCGGTGAAGAAGACGAGGAAGAGGAAGACGACGAAGAATATGAGTTCGACGAGGAAGAAGAGGAAGAGGACGAAGAAGAAGACGATATGAACGAAGTCAGAGCCATTGGCCCGAAGGGTGCGGACTACTCCGGCCCTTATAACGATCCAACCTACGGCAAAGATAAAAAGAAGAAGAAGGACGAAGAAGAAAAGGGCGGCACCTTTACTCTCGCTGGCAAAAAGAAACTAAAAGAAGAGGAAGAAGAAGACGAGCAGTCTGATTTAGAAGATGAGGCACTCGAAACTGCCGCAGACACAATGGAAGAAGATTTGGCCTTCGATGCTTTTGCAGATGCCATTATAGAAAAGCTAACCGTTGATATGGGCGCAACGCTATCCGGTTGGGCTGGACGATCCGCTGCTGATAAAGAACATCAGATGGAACTAGAACTAGCACACAGACGTTCCACCGATATTCAGCAGGAACTAGAAACTTTGAAGAAAGCACAGGAAGAGCTTGTTTTTGAAAACAAGAAACTCACTAGTGAACTTTCTAAATACAGAACCGCGATTGGCGAGTTAAAAGAAAGTGTTGAGGATATTAACCTTTCGAATGCTCGTCTACTTTATACCAATCGAGTATTGAGAAATACCTCCTTGAATGAGCGACAAAAGCAAACAATTGTCGAAGCTATTTCGAAATCGGATTCGGTAGCCGAAGCAAGAACGATCTACAATACGCTTCAAAGCACAGTGCAGTCCACTCCACAGAGAGGGCCAAAATCATTGAGCGAAGCCATCAGTCGTCCTTCTTCACTTATTCGTGCGACTCGTAAAGAGTCATCAAAGCCAACTGATATTTTCGCAGATCGAATGAAGCAGTTGGCAGGCATTAAATAAATTCTTGGAGGTATAATATAATGTCTAGTATTGTTGAAAGATTGACCGAAGGTGTTGTCAATCGTGATATGAAGGCCGAAGGTGCCGCACTTCTCCGTAAGTGGCAGCGCACTGGTCTACTTGAGGGTCTATCCAATGAGCGTTCCCGCCACGGCATGGCCCGTCTACTTGAGAATCAGGCCAAGGAGCTACTCCGCGAGTCTTCCTCTATGTCTGGTGGCGATGTTGAAGGTTTCGCTTCTGTCGCTTTCCCAATTGTTCGTCGCGTTTTCGCTGGCCTTATCGCCAACGATCTCGTTTCCGTTCAGCCAATGAGCCTCCCAGCAGGACTCATTTTCTTCCTAGACTTCACTTTCAGTGCTGATCTAGCAGGTTCCGCTGATTCTAAGACTGGTCGTATGGGTAACACCTACGCCAAGTCCATCTACGGCACCAATCAGGTTGGCTCTCAGGTCACTGGCGGTGTTAGCCTGCTCGATCAGGGCGCTGCTGACTTTGGTGGTCCCCGCACTGCTACCGCTCGCGGTTATGCTTTTGCTTCCCCAACTGGTTCTGGCACCATCAACTGGTACGCTGTAACTGGTTCTTCTTTGGCAACTCTAAGTGAGGCTTCCAAGAAGACTTACCTACAGTTCGACCCAGACCTACTAGCTCTAGATGGAGCAACAAATGCTGTCGCTATCTATAGCGCTTCTGTTGCTGATTTCGATCAGTGGGATGCTAAGAACACCGCTCCTGTAACTGTCGATAGTGCTGCTGCTCTCGCTGGTATCACTGTTGGTTCTCAGGTTCGTCGTTTGTCCCAGCAGATTGGTGATGCTATTTACGTCGTATTCTCTGGCCAAAATACTGCTGGCGGTATCGCCACTGGTTCTGTTGCTAACGGCACTGCCGCTACCACATGGCCACAGACTGACGATATCCGTGGTGGAACCACTCTTGGTACTGTTATCGGTACTGACTTTTGGGGACTCGAAGGCAACGCTGAGATCCCAGAGATCGACATCAAGGTTGATTCTATCGCTGTTACCGCTCAGACCAAGAAGCTCAAGGCTAAGTGGACACCTGAGTTGGGTCAGGATCTCAATGCATACCACAACCTCGACGCTGAAGTTGAACTAACTGGTATTCTCTCCGAGCAGATCGCTCTTGAGATCGACCGCGAGATCCTCGCTGACCTCGTCAACGGTGCAACCGCTGCTACCTTCTACTGGAGCCGTAGCCCCGGTCTATTCCTCAACCGCGAGACTGGTGTCGAGATCGGCGCTGGTGTTGCTGCCCCTGACTTCACTGGTACTGTCTCCGAGTGGTACGAGACTCTAGTTGAAACCATCAACGATGTTTCTGCTCAGATCCACCGTAAGACTCTCCGTGGCGGTGCTAACTTCATCGTCTGCGGTCCAGAAGTCGCAAACATCCTTGAGTTCACCTCCGGTTTCCGTGCTTCCGTCACCCACGACGATGAGAGCGGTTCCATCGGTGCTATCAAGGCTGGTTCCCTAAGCAAGAAGTTCGACGTTATCGTTGATCCTTACTTCCTACGCAACGTCATCCTAGTTGGTCGTCGCGGTAGTTCTTTCCTCGAAAGCGGCTACGTTTACGCTCCATACGTCCCACTACAGACAACCCCAACCATCTTCGGGCCTGAAGACTTCGTCCCACGTAAGGGCGTTATGACTCGCTATGCCAAGCAGATGGTTCGTCCAGATATGTACGGTCTAGTTGTCGTTCGTGGCTTGCTCGGTGAGTCTGGCGGTTCCTGATCCTAAGTAATCGGTCGCCTATAAGCCCCTCCCTAAGTGGAGGGGCTTTTTATATTTCTATAACTATTTATTACAGCGTATATTATAAGGAGGTGGTTTAAAATGAATCCACGCAAACGCAAGCATCTAAAACTACAGGCAGCACAGAAGGCTGCTCCTGCACCTGAGCCAGTCGTTGAGGTTGCTCCACCAGCACCCGCTCCAGAACCAGAGCCAGTTGTTGTTGAAGAGCCAGAAGCCGAAGAGGCAGTTGTCGAAGAGCCTGTTGAAGAAAAGAAGCCAGCGCGTAAAACCCGCAGCCGTCGTTCTAAGTCTAAGTGATAGAACATAAACCCCCAAGGAACATGCTATAATGCCTACAAATCTCAATCCGGTATCGCAGACCAGTGCTATTATTCTAACATCTACAGGCGACCCTGCTGATGTTGCTGCGGCTGTTCCTTATGGGGTATATACAGGCTCGGTAGAGTTCTTATCTGGTGCTGCTACTCAAGTAGACTATGTTTATAAAAAACTTGGTGGAGATGTTGTCGATATTGAGCTAACGCCATCAAATGTCTATGCGGCATATGAAGAAGCAGTATTAGAATATTCTTATATTGTAAACTTACATCAGAGCGAAAATATTCTTTCTGATGTTCTCGGTCAGTCAACAGGTACTTTTGACCATAAGGGCGAGAGAGTAACTGGCCCGGAGAACGTCAATCTTGCTTTTCCAAGATATCAGTTCACTTATGCGAGAAAGGTTGGTGATGCTGTCGCTACCTCTGCCGGGTTTGGCGGTACGGTTCCAATCTATTCCGGCTCTTTCAAACCTGTTGCTGGCGTACAAGATTACAACTTACAGACCATTCTTTCGGGTGCTTCTGCTACTGGTGTAGATGACGCAGGCAATCCTGTACCTTTCGCTGGTAAAGTTGGAAGAAACAGAGTTATTATCACAAAAGTGTTTTATATATCTCCAAGAGCAATGTGGAGATTCTATGGATACTATGGCGGGATTGGTGTTGTAGGAAACTATTCCACCTATGGTCAGTTCGCTGATGACTCTACATTTGAGATTATACCAACATGGCAGAATAAATTGCAAGCAATAATGTATGAGGACTCCATCTATACCAGAACCTCTCATTATTCCTATGAAATCAAAAATAATATGTTGAGACTTTATCCTTCACCAGATCAATATGCTTTTACTAACGCTACTCTGAGCCGCATCTGGGTAAACTTTTATGTTGATCAAGGTGACGCATGGGAGGAAAATGAGGATGTCGCAGATGGTGTCAAAGGTATTAATAACTTTAATACAATTCCATTCGATAACTTGCCGTATGCAAATATCAACTCTATCGGTAAGCAATGGATTCGTAAGTATGCTCTTGCACTTTGTAAAGAGATGCTTGGACAGATTCGCGGGAAGTTTACGACAGTGCCTATTCCGGGTGAGAGCGTAACACTAAACTATTCCGAACTATTGGCTCAAGCAAAAGACGAGCAAGACCAGTTAAAGAATAGCCTAAATGAAACGCTACAGAGAATGAGATATCTCGATCTCTCCAAAAATGATGCAGAAATTTCGGAGGCTGCTGCAAACGCTCTCAAACAATCTCCGCTACCAATCTTCGTGGGGTAACTAAATGGCTGATAACGAATGGGAAAGACCAGCATCTCCGCCACCTCCCTTATTCTTGGGAGAGAAGGAGCGAAATCTCGTCAAGCAAGTCAATGATGAACTTATCGAAAAGGTCATCGGCCAGCAGTTATTATATTATCCCATCGACTTGGAGACAACCAACTTTCATCCATTATACGGAGAGGCAATAGAAAAAACTTTCTTGCCTCCTGTCCGTGTATATGCTTTGGTTGAGAACACAGATTTCAGTACAGCATATATGGAAGGTGCTGGTGTAGATAAGAACTGGGAAATAACAGTTCATTTTCATAAGCGTCGTTTAGAAGAAGATCAAGATAACTTTGTAAGAGAAGGGGATTTTGTTCTTTACAATGATAACTATTATGAGATAATGAAACTCACACAGTCTCGCTTGTTATTCGGGCAAGCACAACGAGAGTTTGAGATCTCTGCTTTATGTAAGAGAGCGCGTAAGGGGATGTTTGATGCTACCTAAAGATTTTGATTTTGCTATGATTCCACCCGGAACCGATCTTCGTTTATCCGAGATTGGTATGTTAGCATCCACCTTGGAAACCATTGATTACGCCATTACAGAGTGGCTTACAGACGATCTAAAACTATCAGCGACCACTAATGAGGGCTGGAAAAAAGTTCCTGTATTGTGGGTATCACCAGAGCGTACATTCCAAGTAAAAAATAATAAAGACTTGCGCGATGG